CCATACCAAAGTCTTTCAATACTTTTATCACCCTTGATTGTGATGTAACGAATGGTGTCTTTCTTCTTTGATAAACTTCTACCCTGAATTGCTATTACACGATTCTTGGTATTGAGAATAGGAATCACAAGACGAGGTTCTTTTTCCAAATTAATTTCTGGATCTAGTTTCTCTGCAAGTGCTCCAAAATCATCCGTGTAATAAAGTACACTATAGAACTCTTGTGGAATCTTTCGATTCTCTACAAACTTTCTACATGGATGATCTTCTTCTAGTTCATTTATAGTCTTCAACCCATCAAGAACATTATCAGAAATATTGAACTTTGGTTGTTCAAATTTAAATTCTGGTTTCTTGTAGTTTGAATTACCATTTTCTCCATTCTTCCATCGTTCAAGAGAATATTCTTTACAAAGAGCAGGTGATACTGATTCTAGGAATTTATACATTGTGGTTGATACTCCACAATTATGACAACGATAAAACATATCGTTGTTCTTTGCAAAGAAGAATCCTCTAGCCTTGCTCTTATTCTTCTTCGAATCACCACAGATAGGACATCTGCAATTTGCAAGATTCTCTTTCTTCCAAGCGAACTTTGGAAGCATAGGAGAAACCATGTTTATGAACTTTTTATCAATTATTAAAGACATTATCTTGCATTTGGAAAATTATACTTTGCCCATTCACGCCACGCTGGAAGTTCTTCATCACGAACATTTGGTAATGTTGCTAAACGCTCTTCTATTGTACGATTATCATCATTACCTATAAACTGAACTTGCTTCATATTGATTTCATCTGCCATAGTAATCTCCTTTAATTAGTCCAATCTTCTGATTTTTTAAATTTACGAATACTAAACTTTGATGTATACTTTTTATCATGACCTTCTGACCCAACATCTTCATCCTCTCCAGTTCCAGTCAAACCATCTTGTGCTGATGCATCAAGATTATACAACTTCATTTTTGCACGATTGATACCAATAACAAACTTACGATTACTCGCAAGATCATTATAGCGATTCTTCAACTGCTTTACCATAACTTGATTTCTCTTGTCTAGGTCTTCAGTTGCAATAATTGCAAACATGAAATCTGCTGTTGCAGGTAAACCAAATGACTCTGAAGTATTCTCAAGACCAAAATCGGTATTGTTATAACCTTCACGATTCACCTGAGTTGCAGAGAACACGGGAACACCAAGTTCAACTGCAAGACCACGAAGTTCTTCTGCAATAGACTTGATATAAGTATAGGAATTCACAGAACCACCCTGCTTCATACGAGCAGATGCACAAATGTTTAAATAATCAATAAAGATGATATCGGGAATAAACTTCTTCTTGAGTTTCAACTCATTGACAAGATATCTGAAATGATTGACATGTGCAGTTGCAGTTGGATATTCCTTGATGATAAGTTTACCAGTCACACCTCTAGTTGCATTGAATAACTTCTTTGCATAGACTTGCTTTGGTAAAGACTTTAGTTCATCAATTGTAATATCCATGATGTTAGCATCGATACGCTCTGCAATTCTTTCTTCTGCCATCTCGCAAGTGATGTACAATACATTCTTGTTTTGTATCAAACAATTTGCTGCTTGGTGACAGAGGAATAGAGACTTACCAACACCAGTACCTGCGATTACAATGTTTAGAGTCTTTGTTGCAACTCCTCCCTTTGTAATGTCATTGAAGAATTCCAAATCAAATGGAATCTTCTTTTCTATTGTGTGATAGAATTCATATCGACTTTCTGCATCTTTCAAATAATCATGACCAATATTAGTATCAAAAGATACGGCTAAAGCATCTGAAAGAATAGATGGAAGTGCTTCCTTCGTTTGAGTCTTTGACTTACCATCTATGATATGAATTGATTCAAGGATTGCATTATAGATTGCTTTATCCTTGCAGAACTTTTCGGTTTCATCTACAAGCCACTGCTCATCCTGCTCAGAGGTTGAGTAGTCGTTAATTTTCTGCAACATAGAATCATACTCTTGTTGAGTTAGATTCTTGTTGTTAGACAGATCTACTAGTAGTGCTTCTTTAGTTGGAAGTTTATTATACTTAGAAACAAATTCTGATATGGTCTTATAAATGACCTTATCTTCCTTTGACTGGAAGTACTCATCCTTTAGGAATGGTACAACCTTTCTAGTATAATTCTCGTTGTAAAGAAGATTTTCTAGAATTACTTTTTCAACAATAGAATTCATTCTTCAGTTTCTTGTTCGCTTGCTCCTGCTCCGTACTTGAACTCGACTGCAACCGCTGCTTCGAGTTTTTCCATTACTTCCTTGGTAAAATACTTCTCTGGCTCTTCGGTGAGGTTCTTCTCGAATGCCTTGCTACCATCTGGAAGTTCAATACGGGTTGAAACCTTCTTGAATATACCATGCTTTAGTGCCAAGTCAACAAGTCCGTAGTACTTATTTAAACCACTATCGTAGTTTAACTTAACATCTACCATCTGATTTTCCTTAGTAAGACGACTCTTGTATAACTTGCAGTGAATAATATTACCAACTACTTGTCCTTCTGAATTCTTATCCTTCTTCTTTGAAAGATAAACAATTGTAGAAGCAGCATACTTTAGACCAGAACCACCTGACATTTCCTTGGTTGGAACATAAGAACCAACAACATCATAAGTGTGATTAGTCATCAGCAGAGGAATACCTGCCTTACCCATCTTTAGAGTTAGAACACGGAAGGTGCTCTTGATAACCTGTGAACGGGTCATATCACGAACTTCCTTACCTTCTGCAGTATCTGCCATTTCCTTACTGGTTGACAACATACCAAGCGAATCAAGAACAACCATCATTGGCTTTCGTGCTTCCTTTGGTTGCTCCATATACTTGTCGATGATCTTGATCAACTGTAGACGGAACTCTTCAATTGTTGCTACAGGAAATACTGCAACTTGCTTTGGATTTACACCACGACTGATGAACATATCAGAGGTAACTGCTTGCTCTGTATCGAAGTAAAGAACGATACCATCCTTACGATCATCCAAGAACTTCTTCACAATACCAATTGAGAAGTAAGTCTTACCTGTTGCAGATTCACCTGCAAGAGCAATAATCTTGTTATCAGGAATACCTCCATAAAGAGATCCTGATACTAGAGCATTGAATGCAAAAGAACCAGTATCCACAAATCCCTTTACATCGCTTCCTTCAAGACCATCCTCAACCAATCCAGCAAATTCGTTACCTGAAGTTTTAATAATTTCATCAATGAATCCCATCTTTAATCTCCTTCATAGTATTTGTATAAACATTTTGTATAACTTCCAAGCCCACATGTTCTTGGAATGTTTCAGTTATTTCACTAAGATCTCTTCCCAATTCTTTAAATGTTATAAAATAATTTCTTATTTTATCTTCGTAAGTTAGATTATAAGGTATACCATTTGGTCTGTCAAATCTATGTAACCATCTTAGGAAAGGCAAACACATCGCTTTCTTACCTTTCATTCTAAATTTTTCATGAATGTATCCTTCTTCTCCGCCAAATCCTCTCAATAGAGGATTGAATCCTACCCATGCATCTTTCCTACATGCAAACAATCCCATACCTTGTGCGGGGATTTCAAATGGTTCTGCATTTATATCAAGACCTCTTTTATCTGTTTCCCAGATTCCCCACATGTCACCTCTCCACACCAAATCAAAATGAGTTGATATATTTTGCATATCATCATAAATGAGTGGACCTTGTAATAGATTACCATCATCTTTACCAGTTTCAAAATAATTAATCAATTTTTTCAAAGATTTTGGTTGAAGCAATACATGACAATCTATAGACATAACATATGGTGTTCTTGCATGTTCAAATATTTTATTTTTTGCTGCTGCTGTCCCACTGTATGAATCAAATGGAATATATTGATATGGTTGTGTTATACTACCACAAAATTTTTTATTAGTTTCACCACACACACCATTTGGATTATTGTCTATAACAACAAATTCTATATCATTTAAAACTTCTTGATGATACATTCTTATTGATTGTATGGTAAAATATAAACCATCATAATCATCATATGTTGGAATGCCTATAGTTAATTTTGACATTACATTGTTCCGGTTTTTACTGCTTGCTCCAACATATACGATGCTTCACGACACTTCTTTCTTTCATCAATTAATTCATTGTAATAGTCTAGACTTGCTTTCTTATCTCTTTGAGATCTATTAATATAACTCTCAAGATCAAGAAGACGATTCTTAACTAGTTGCTGAAGATATTCTACCGATTCATTCTCTTTCATATGAATAAACTCTCCAATGTTGTTCTTCTCTCAAGATCCCAACCTATGACCTTAACGATAGTAGAGAGAGGTTCTATAAAGCTCTTTTCGAACTGTTTAGTGTAGTCAATATAGTTATGCAGTTCAAGTTCTTTTGGTAAAGTATTTGTGAAGGAAATTACATGTTCGCCGATTGGGTTTGGTGTTTTTAAATAAACAAACTTAACCTTTTCGCCATCCTTAATTACAGAATACTTCT